AAATGTATCTTGTAAGAATGTTTGAAAATAACAAACTGATAAAATCTATACCTATGATATCAGAAGCTACAATTCATAGTGAGAGATTTGCTGAAGATGCCGCAGAAAACTGGTGTTTAGGATATATTGAATGAAGAGTGCAAAAATGCGAGTCACATTAGTAGACTCGATGGGAGATGATTTATCGGTTGTAAATGCCGCCAGAGTTTCTTTTGATAAAGAACACATTACTATTGATAGTCGTGATGAAAAGCTAATAAAATACTTAGCTGAACATAATCATTGGAGTCCGTTCGGACATGCATCATTGCAATTTAGAATTAAAGCACCTATATTTGTTGCTCGACAACTAGTTAAGCATCAGGTAGGATTAGTTTGGAATGAAGTGAGTAGAAGATATGTGGATAATGAACCTGAATTTTACATACCTTCTTTTTGGAGAACACGTCCTGATGGTAGTATAAAACAAGGTTCAGGTGAAGAAAGAATAGAATATGATATTGCTGGCACTATGGAATATGTCAAGCAAACTTATAATAATTTATTGAATGAAGGTGTAGCACCAGAGATGGCTCGTATGGTGTTACCTCAGAATATGATGACAGAGTGGTTTTGGAGCGGATCTCTTTATGCTTTTGCAAGAGTATGTAATCTAAGACTACATAAAACTGCTCAGATAGAAACACAAGTTATCGCTGAATTTATTAGCGATTATGTAAAAGAAAAATTTCCACTTTCGTGGAAAAGCTTAATAGGAGAAGGACATGCGAAGTAATTATTTACCAACAGAATATCAAGAATTTATTCATCTATCAAGATACTCAAGATGGATACCAGAAAAAGGTAGAAGAGAAACATGGGACGAAACTGTCAGTAGATATTTTGATTTTTTTACAGAGCATTTAGAAGAGCAGAATAATTTTAAACTAGATGATATATCAAGAAAGAGATTAGAAGAAGCTGTGTTATCACAAAAAGTGATGCCGTCAATGAGATGTCTCATGACAGCTGGTGAGGCTTTGAAAAGAGAAAATGTAGCTGGTTATAACTGTTCGTATGTCGCAGTTGATTCTCCTAGAGCTTTTGATGAAATACTTTATATATTGATGAATGGTACTGGCGTAGGCTTCTCAGTAGAAAGACAAGATGTAATAAAGCTACCAAACGTAGCAGATGAATTACACGAAACAGATACAACAATCGTAGTACCAGATAGTAAACTAGGTTGGGCAAAGTCGTTAAAAGAACTAATACATTTATTATATTCAGGACAAATACCTTCATGGGATTTAAGTAAGGTACGTCCTGCTGGTGCACCACTCAAAACTTTTGGTGGTAGAGCATCAGGTCCAGAACCACTAGATCAACTATTTCGTTTTGCTATAAATATATTCAAGAACGCTACTGGTAGAAAACTCACATCTTTAGAATGTCATGACTTAGTGTGTAAGATAGCAGAGATTGTAGTTGTTGGTGGTGTTAGACGTTCTGCTCTTATATCACTTAGCAATCTAAGCGATGATAGAATGAGAGTAGCAAAATCAGGACAATGGTGGGAAGACAATGGACAAAGAGCCCTCGCAAACAACTCAGCGTGTTACACAGAAAAGCCAGAAATCGGAATCTTCATGGACGAGTGGAAGTCACTCTACGACTCAAAGTCAGGCGAAAGAGGAATCTTTAATCGTCAATCTGCCAAAGAACAGGCTGGACGTAACGGTAGACGAGACAATGACTGGGATTTCGGCACAAATCCTTGTTCAGAAATAATACTCAGAAGCAAGCAGTTTTGTAATCTATCAGAGGTAGTAATACGTGCTACAGATGATATGAAAGCTTTGAAAGAAAAAGTAAAGTTTGCTACGATACTCGGTACATTTCAATCAACACTTGTTAACTTCAAATATCTTACAAGAGATTGGGCTAAGAATACAGAAGAAGAAAGACTTCTTGGTGTATCTCTTACAGGTATCATGGACAATACATTAACAAATGGTAAAGAACCTGGTTTAGATAAGAGACTTGATGAACTACGAAAAGTAGCAATCGCAACAAATGCAGAGTGGGCAGATAAGATTGGTATAAATCAATCAGTTTCTATTACTTGCGTAAAGCCATCAGGCACGGTATCTCAGCTTGTAGACTCAGCATCAGGTATTCATGCACGACATAATCCATATTATATACGTACAGTACGTGCTGATAAGAAAGATCCTTTAGCACAGTATATGAAAGATGCAGGCTTTCCATGTGAAGATGATGTGATGAAGCCAGATCACACTTATGTATTTTCATTTCCAATGAAAGCACCAGAAAATGCAGTGATGAGACAAGACATGACAGCTATTGAACAATTAGAATTATGGCTTGTATATCAAAAGCATTGGTGTGAACATAAGCCTTCTGTAACTATCTCAGTGAAAGAAGATGAATGGTTTGAAGTTGGTGCATGGGTATATAAGCATTTTGATTGGATGTCCGGTGTTTCATTTCTACCATACTCAGAGCATGTGTATAAGCAAGCACCTTATCAAGATTGTGACTCTGTTGTATATCAAAGAGAACTAGATAAGATGCCTAAGAACATAGATTGGACACAACTCTCAGCATACGAAAATACAGATATGACAGAGGGTGCCCAAGAACTTGCCTGTGTAGCTGGTGGTTGTGAAATCTAATGTTAATCTCTGAAGATATTAAGTTAGATTATTCTGACGTATTGATTCGTCCGAAGCGTTCTACATTGAAGACGAGAGCAAGTGTAAACATAGAAAGAACCTACAAGTTCAGACATAGCGAAAGAGAATGGACTGGTGTTCCTATCATGGCGGCTAATATGGACGTTGTAGGTACTTTCAAGATGCACAATGCTCTCACAGAATTTCATATGATAACATGTATAGCAAAAGCACTCAATCTAACAGAAGATTGGTGGAAAGTAGCGTACATGGATAAGGGCAGAGAGTTCTTAGGTTGTTTAGCTGGTATATCAGAAGATGAAATGGATCGTGTTATTGAGATATGGAATAGTACACGTATGTCTTTCATTGGTATTGATGTAGCAAATGGGTACACAATCGCAGTTGTTGATGCTCTCAAGAGACTTAGAGATAAAGTACCAGATGCAACAATTATTTGTGGTAATGTTGTAACTGCTGATATGACACAAGAGCTTATATTAGCTGGTGCTGATATTGTAAAAGTAGGTGTGGGTCCTGGTTCAGTATGTACTACAAGAATTAAAACAGGTGTAGGTTACCCACAACTAAGTGCAGTAATCGAATGTGCAGATGCCGCCCACGGACTAGGCGGACATGTGATTGCTGATGGTGGTTGTAATACACCAGGAGATATTGTAAAAGCATTCGCCGCCGGTGCTGATTTTGTAATGATTGGTGGTATGTTGTCAGGACATGACGAGTGTGCTGGTGACTTAATATTTGAAGATGATAATCCAACTCCCGTAGGTATGAAGTTCTACGGCATGGCTTCAGAAACTGCAATGGAGAAACATGGTAATCTAATAAAGAATGAGTATCGAGGTTCAGAGGGTAAAACAGTGACAGTGCCATATAGAGGTGCAGTAAAACCTACAGTGGTGGATATACTTAGTGGTGTTCGTTCAGCTTGCACATATGTAGGAGCAAGCAATTTAAAACAACTAAGTAAGTGTACTACATTTGTACGTGTTAACAATACACATAATACTATTTACGGAGTATAGATATGGCAGATAAAGAAGAAATAACATACGAACTTGAATGCTCGGAGTGTGGAGCAGAGTATGAAATTGTCGGCATAAATACTAGCAAGAATGAACCAATATACTGTCCTTACTGTGGTGCAGATATTGATTTAGATGAGTTAGAAGAAGAAGAGTATGATGAGCTAGATTATGACGAGGACGATTACGAAAGAGATTGATTATGAAAATCCTTGGACATTCAATAACGAACCATTCACATCAGAAGACATAAAGTCATATGTAGGATTTGTTTATCTTATCACAGAGTTAGACACAAACAAAAAGTACATAGGCAGAAAGTATTTTTATCAACTTAGAAAAACGAAAGGTAAATCTAAACGAGTTAGATCGGAATCTGACTGGAAGAAATACTATGGCTCTTCTAAAGAGTTGTTAGAACAAATCAAAACAAAAGAAAAAAATAATTACAAAAGGCAAATTTTGTCTTTACATACGACTAAAGGTGATGTAAACTACGAAGAAGTTAAACAATTATTTTTGAATAATGTGTTAGAAGATAGTGATTACTATAATGATAACATAAATGGTAAATGGTACAAGAAACCAGAACACATAAGAGAAGGTAGAAACTATGGCAAATGATGCAGTAAAAGTTTTTATAGGCACATCTTCAAATGGTGAAGATGCAAAAATAGAAATGGCTTATGAACATTCTATACGAAAGAACTGTAGTCGTCCTGTAGATATAACATGGATGCGACAGACAAATGATGAAACATCTTTTTGGCATGGTTGGGCTGATAAGAACTGGAGTACACCATTTTCTGGTTTTCGTTGGGGCATACCTGAAGCTTGTAATTTTGAAGGCAAAGCAATATACACTGATGTTGATATGATTAACATGAGAGACATGGCTGAACTTGTAGATTTAGAAGTACCAAAAGGTAAACTATGTCTAGCAAGAGATGGAAAAAGATTTGGTGGTAAAGAATTTTGTGTGATAGTATTTGATTGTGCTAAATGGGAGAAAGTTGTACCAAAGGTAGAAACATGGAAAGAAGATGTTACTGCACACCACCAATTCATTAGTATGTTTATCGCAAATAATCTAGTGGGTAATTTAGATCCTAGATGGAACTCACATGATGGTGATACAGATGAGATTTATCAGTTACACTATACGCATATGGCAACACAGCCATGGCAACCTAAATGGTTTACTGGTGAAGTTCAAGAACACCCTCGTAAAGACTTAGTTGAGATATACGAGAGAGCATACGATGAGGCAGTTCTTGAAGGTTATAAACTTGAAGACTACGAGATTGATCGTGGTGTAAAATATGGGATAATTGGAAAATGAATTTTGAATTTGATCCACAAAAGAATGAAGGACAAGGGCTATTCTTGATGATAGCTATATTCTTTGGCGGTACTTTTTTATTAAATTTTATAGTATGGAGCATCTTACAATGATGGATCCTATAGAACAAGCACGACTTCAAGCAGAAGTCACATACACAGGTTTTATCAAGTTTCTAAAATGGATATCACTGATAGCTATTATTTTGGTATTAGTGATGGGCTTTAATAACTTTTTAGATGATCCATCTGCATCACAATCTGATCCGTCTTGGAAGAGCGAATATAAATCAAACATGGGTATGAAATAATGCAAAAGTTAGATGTGAAACAACAACTCTTTGTTATAACAATGGAAGAGTGTGGTGAACTTTCTCAAATGTGTTCAAAGGCTATGAGAAAGCAAAGAACAGATTTACAAAATCTGAAAAATGAAATTGGTGATGTTTATGCTATGTTAGAGTTAATGACAGAGCATGGTATTGTCAGCTGGAGTGAGATACACGACAGAGCGAGAGAGAAACGAAGTAAATTAGCAACATGGAGTGATTTAAGAACATGAGAGAATCTATAGTTGATATGTGGAATACAGTTATGAATGCTAACTATAATCCACTCAGAAATATACCTAACTTACAAACAAGGCATATGATATTACAAATACTTGCTTGGACATGGGCGAGTAGTTTTGCTCTTGCTTATGGTAGTTTATGGATATGGGGCTTTTCTATGATAGCACACCTTTGTATCATTGCCGCCATTGTAGTAACAGTAGCGACATTTGAAACTGCTAAGAGAAAGCCTTCAGCATTCAATGGTTATAATGGTAGAGGTAATGGTGGAGAACACGAATGAAAAAATTGAAAGATATGTGGGAAGCAAGTTATGGTGAGGGAACGAAGTTTGATCTTGACTATGGTAAGCTAATTATAGTATTCTTGTGTATATACATAGCAATAAAAGTGAGTTAAATATGAAACATTTTGGTAAAATAATTTGGGCGATGTTAATCGTTGCCGTTATCTTAGGTGCAACAACTACTTACATGATAGGTAGTAGACTAGAACAAATGGAAAATAATATTAATGAAATCAATGCAATGCTGAAAGATATGACTAATGAATAATCAAGCATATCATAATAAAGGTTTCGGTCCTGCATTCTTATGGATTATATTTTTGACAATGATATTACCTCTTATAGGTTTGATGTTTATTGATGATACATGGGATAGAGTTGTAACTAAGTATGGTAATGCTTTTACTTCAGAGTGTTGGCAAAATAGTAAACATGAGAGAGTGTGTAGAGGTGATAATAATTGTAAATTTGGCAGAAACTTCTGTATAGAAGAAGTTTATAGATGGAGAGTAAAATGAAATTATTTAATTATGAATTACCTAGAATACCAGAATTTTGTCAAAGTCACTGGTTAATTAGATTACCTTTGATAGCAGTTTTTATTCAGCAAGGGTTGATGAAACTACCTATAGACGCAGACGAGGCGGCATCTTATGAGTTATCACCTTTAGTTTGGTGGTTTGTTGCATATGGTGAATTACTAGGTGGTATAGGATTAATTATAGGTGGCTTATTATGGAAGACACCAGCGTTTATGCACTATGCAATGGGACATAATATCATAGAACCTTATGGTGATTTCTTTACTCGTTTTAGTGGTATTGTATTATGTTGCATCATGACAGGTGTAATATGGATTGGTGAACCAGAGAGTTTTATGGACGTTATACTATATGATAATCTACACGTATTTCTATGGGTTGGTGCTTTGTTCTTTGCATTGAGAGGTAACAGAGCGTCATGATATATGGAGAACTTCCCACTAAACCTGTAGTATATGCCGCCTGTGATAAAGTATATTTTGAAGAACATGCACCATCATTAATATATTCTTTGAACGACATAGGTAAAGATATTCATATTCATGTATGTGATCCTACACCTAAGACACATGTGTTAGAAAGTATACTGAGAAATGATATTGACGTAGACATAACTTTTACTTACAACGATATTGGTGCAACACCTATTGATGTTAGGGCTTATTATTCTTGTTTACGTTTTATGGTTTTACCTGACATACTGAGAACGGCAGGTAAAGTTCTGACAGTGGATACTGATTGTATATTCATGAATGACTTTGAATATCCAGAAACACCTACAGGATACTTTCCTAGAGAGGCTTTACCAGGAACTATAGGTTGGGAAGCACAAGGTACTAGAGTGGCGGCAGGTTGTGTTTACACAGACAGTAGAGCATTACCTATTGCACAAGCTATAGCTAAAAGAATAGAACAAGGACCTATGAGATGGTTTATTGATCAGATAGCACTAGCAGAAGTGTTTGATAGAGTCGAAGAAAAAGACATCACTAAGTTTAACGGACACTTTATGGATTGGGAGTTTATAGAAGGCACAGTTATATGGACAGGTAAAGGTCCACGTAAGCATGAAAATCAAACATATATAAAAGCAAAGAAAGATTTTTATAGATTGCCCAATGCAGTGGCAAGGACTTGGGAAAGAGTTTTATGAAACGAAGAGTGTTGATATTAAAACCAAGATTAGATTTACCTTTCAAAAGATTTGGTTCAAATATATCTAATAAAAATATAATACCTATACGTGTTCATTGGCAAAACTTTGTGGACAAATTACATGAATATCATACAATGAGACACGACAGAGTTGTAATAGTTGAAGAAGAGAAATGGAAGTTTAACAATATGTTGATAGACTACTATGCTCCTGATATTGCTTATGTTCCTCACACCGACAGGAAAAACTTTCTTGGTGGAGATATGTGTAGATATTATATGCAGACAGTGTTTCCTTGGTTATTTACAATCGATAAAGAAGGTTGGGGTGGAAATGCCTCACATGCAAAAGATGGTTGGGAAGTTGCACCTGATGAAGATAGAACTTTTAATCTATTCAAAGAAAGAGCAGACAGAGGTGAGTCTAAATTTGATCAACCTCAAAATGAATTTATTAATAACTTAGGCGATTATATATTTGTGCCTCTACAATTACCTCATGACGAAACTATAAAATATCATAGTAATTTAAAAGTTGTAACATGGGCAGTAAAGCTTATGGACTGGAGTTATGAAAACAGAATCAATCTAGTATTTAAGAATCACCCTGCTAATCCAGGAAGTTTAGAAGATGTTAGATTATTTTCAGATAGAATGGATAATTGTTACTTTATTGAACATGAAGTAAATATACACTCTCTATTCAAGCAAGCAAAAGCAGTATATGTAATAAACTCAGGCTCAGCTAAAGAAGCAATGTTACATGATGTTCCTATTGTTAGATTTGGTAGAGCAGATTATAATCATGCAGTGGTTGAAGGTGATATAAATGACTTGGATAGAACATGGCAGAAAGTGTTAAATCAATCTACAGATACGATGAAAGAAAACTACAGAACTTTTTATAATTGGTTTATAAATCGTATTTGTTATGATAGTACAAATATAGGTAGTTTTCTCAAACTTAGATAGGCGATATGCAAATAGTTCAATACTAAACGATTATATATACTGTTGAGTGAAAACTCATTCTCTTAACATTTTTTCAGAAAGGAAACGACAATGGCAGTTGTAACAACTGTATACGATAGCACATGCAAAGTATGTGATGTCGTAAGGTATCAATTATATAGAGCATTCATATATGTACAAAGATCCAGACAACTTGGTGCAAATGAAAAAATTTTTCATGAAATCAAAGAAGTTGATAAAGATGCTGGTTATCATTTAGCAAATATGAATGAAGCGACAAATAAAAAGTATGACAGTAAGTTAAAAAATTTCAGAAGTAACTTGAGTGCTTGGGGCTGGGAAGATCCCATTGACGATTGAGTCTTGACAGATGACACTTAATAATGTTATATTTGTTCTAATAGTAATTTTATTAATCATGCTATCGTTTAAGTTAGGCATAGCAGTATAAGGAGACTATATGTCACATTTGAGAAAACAGATGCTTAATGCAGTTAGAGATCATGCTAAGGCACACATTGATAAACATCGTATGAATGTTGAAATCTATTTGACAAATCCTGTGGGTGTCGGTGAACATTCAGAAGTTATGGACGAAATTGAAAAGCAGTTAGAAGAGATGGCTAAGTATGAAGATCATTTAGAAATACTTGATAAGTATTTTAATGAGTATCAAACACCAGTTAATCTAGCTGAAGATAACCTATCAGATTCGGGTTGCTGATGTATACAATCTACGGACGCCCGTATTGTGGTTGGTGTGAACGTGCAAAGGATTTATTGTCTTCTGAAAATATTGAATATAAGTATATCAATATATACGAAGATAGTAAATCACTAGCACTGATGAAAGAGAAAGGGTACAAAACTGTACCTCAAATATTTGATGATGATAAGCATATAGGTGGTTATAATGATTTAGAGATGCACCTTATGCATTTTTATGGGAGCTAAATACATTATGAATGATTATAATATGCAAAGTATGGAGTTTGATACTGACATTATGAAAGACATTGAAAAGCAAAGAATTATAGAACAACTTGAAGAGGGTGTTCTTACAATAAATTTCACAAAAAAAGATGGTACTACTCGCAGAATGAAAGCGACATTACGTGAAGATATTCACGGATATGTGGGTGCTAATAGAGATCCTCTTGGACCTAAAGCAAATGTTGAAAGAGAAATTCTGAAAGAGTATCTTGCAGTATATGACACTGAAAAGAAAGATTGGCGTTCTTTTCGTTGGGATTCATTAATAGGAGTTAATAATGGCTGAAGCACAAGCAACTGAAAATCCAGATGAGTTTTCATTGAAGACTACACAAAAACAAGGCGGTATCATGAAAGATGATGGTACATATCATGAATCATTCGGTGGTACAGAACTTATGTCTAAAGCACTTACAGAAAGACTACCTAGCGATTTGTTAGAAAAATTTAATATAATCAAATCTAGAGTGCGTACAGTATCTGAAGATAAACCAAATGTTCTTTGGTTACATGATTTATGGAATGATCCTGAAAATGAGCATTTAAAAGATGCAGAGTTAAGAAAGAGATTTGCACGTTTAGTTTTTGTATCTCATTTTCAAATGAATACGTATCAGTTAGCTTTAGGTGTTCCTTTTTCACAATCATTTGTTCTTAAAAATGCTATAGAACCAATCTTAGTGCCAGGTAATACAGATGGCACCTGGAATAAACCTGATGATGTTATACGTATTATCTATCACACAACACCTCACAGAGGACTTAATATAGCAGTAGCCGCCGTTCAAGCTTTGTGGGAGAATGGTTATAAAGATAAAATACATTTTGATGTATACTCTTCTTTTGAAGCCTATGGTTGGAAAGAAAGAGATAAACCATATGAAGAAGTTTTCAAAACAATTAGAGAACATGATGGTATGACATACCATGGTTTCAAACCAAATGATGTAGTAAGAAAAGCTTTAAGTGAAGCACACATCTTTGCATATCCTAGCATATGGGTAGAGACATCTTGTATATCAGCTATAGAGGCAATGTCCGCTGGAGTACAGATAGTATGTCCTAATCTTGGTGCATTACCTGAAACGACAGGTAATTTTGCTACAATGTATAACTGGAATGAAAACATGCAGTTTCACGCTAATGTATTTGCAAACTTTCTCAAAGGTGCAATCGATAACTACAAGAGCGAAGATATGCTACGTAAACTAGCGTTTGCTAAAAATTGGGCTGATAACTTTTATAGTTGGGATATTCGTTCACAAGAATGGATAGGTATGCTCAATGGACTTCTTGAGTTAGAAAAAGCAAAAGCCGCCAATAATGGATAAAGAACCAGAAAGGTACTATGATTGGATGCTCTGGAAATTAAGAAAAGAAAAGAAGAAAGAAAAACCTATAGAAGATCAGATTGTAGGTATAAGTGCTGGAGCTGGAGGTAGAAATATCTCAAAAGAGTTTCAGCTACCCAAACGTAATCCCACTGATGAAGTGATTAAGCATCTAAATAGAATAGAAGAGAAAATCGATTTACTTCTAATCAAAAAAGATGGAGGATTAAAATGATGTTCTTTGTATTCACAGTATCTTATTGTACTTATTGTGGTTCAGAACTTGACAGTGCAGATTTCTGTCCTAGATGTAAGGTGAGAAGATGAGAGATGATTGGGACGATATACCCGAAGATGATGTAGATGATGTCTTTAGAGATGTTCTACAACTTGTAATGGAAAAAGTGGAAGAGGGTTGTAATCCTATGGCTCTTGCAGGTGTCATGATGGCTCAAGCTATGATGATGTATAAGACTCATCTTAAAAAAGATGATTACGATAGAGTATGTAAAATGATATTAGAACATCGTGATCATGTAGGTGAATCAGGAAATAATTTAAGTAAGTATCTACATTAACTATTGACATATTCTCTCCTTCTGATACTATAATAGTGTAAGATGATTCGAAAGTGAGAGAAAATATGATAGACATTAAAAAAAACTTGAAACGAAAAGATTCAATTTTCATAGATACACATAGCAATAAAAAAATAGGTGTTTATATCGGTGCTGGTAACCTAGTCGGTACTGCTAAGAACGCTCTTGAATTGCTAAAAATAATCAAGAAAAATTATATAGACTTACATATGAATGAAATCTACTTTTGTAGCGGAATGGACTTCGCTACTGAAGATGGCTTTGATGATGATGGCGATGCTAGAAAGATATTCTTTGAAATGCAAGCAATGTGGTTGAAAGACTTGAAGTGGTATTTTGACAAGTTAGTTGAAAATTAATGGTTGACTTAATTTGTCAGTA